GGGATGAACACCAACAGTCTGACATAAGCCCGCTGCCATGGGTCGGCGTTGTCGGTGGCATTGCCCACGATCACCACCCTTTCGGTTGGCTCATGAAGCGTAGGTGCTGCCTTGTCCTTGGTGACGGGAATGTCTCCAAGAACCCTTACGGCTTCCTTGTACAGGATGGTCTTTATGTCTGATAGGGTTATCATCGTCTGTTGAATTCATCAATGACACGTTCAGCGGCCAGGTGACCGGATGATGCCACATCGTAGCCTTTTGCTTCCACATACGAGCCATACACGGCTCCGGCCCCCACGGTGATGGCCATATCTCCGGACAAATCCTGAGAGCGGACACCATCCTGGAAGGCGGCGTTGCCGGATAGTTGTTGGATGACCCCATTCCTGGTGTAGGCATAACCGTTAGAACCCCTAAGGATGCCGGTACGATCTTTGTAAGAGCCGTTGACGCGGGCGGTGGCGACATACGTCTCACCGGCCCTGAGCAGGGCCCGTTCGACTGATGATACTACCCGTTGTTGCTCCTGGGCGCACATCCTGTCAAAACCATCCAAATCAACTTCAACTTTCATAGATACATCTCGGTGTAGGGTTGGTAACTCATCCTTACGGAGCGTACTACACGCCCTTGGGCACGTACAGTCTGACCATCGGCATCAATCACCCGCACCTCGGTAGTCTCTTTGAGGGCCTCGATGGTTGGTGTGACGATCTTATGCTGGTAGATGTACGCCTCACCGGCAACACCTATGCTCCGCTGCGTGTTGTTGTCATCACAACGGCAGGGCGAGAGGTCAACCCACGATGGGGTGCTTTTGACAGGATTGCCATCAGCATCCTTGGTCGTAGGCTGCGTCTCTTGCTTTTGGAGTCGGTGGGGTAGGTACATATCACCAAAGGTCTGTGCCGTCCTGGATACCGGTTAAGGTATTGGGCAGGTCGTAGGTTGAACATAAGTAAGCATGGTATTTCATCAGGGCATCCTTGTCGAAAGAGGTGGAAAAACCACCCTCGGAGACCGAACTGGGGCGTAGCAACAGCCCAGGTATAAACCCGGCAATGGCTCTTGCTACGTCCGCTATGTTCGATGCCGTCACATCAGAGCTCATGGTAAGACCCCCGTTGATGGATAGCTCCAACAACTCAGCCTCGCAGAGCGTGATGCTCATCGACTGGAATTTACCCTGTATATAATCCCTTATGCTCACGGCCTGATGGTGTTCAGGTTGTAGATGGCGTTGATCTCGGTGAACACCGGCATGGCCAGCACCTGGGCGCGGGTCATTTCAGCCCCGTTGCTTCCTTCCTTCTCACCAACACCCCATTGCGAGACGCGGATACGTCCTACGTTGGAGTATGCAATACCTTCTTCTGGTCGCAATTCACTGTCAGCATAAGCGTTCTTGATCACACCAAGCGTACCTTCGGGGACAAAGGCGATCATGTCCGTATTCCACGGAGTATGGGGGACAGGGGTACCGCCACCGCTCTGTACGCGAACTTCACGCCTTACCACTTCGATGGACGGCATGTCGTTCTCGGCCAGGAACTCATTGAGCTGGCTCACGAGCAGCGGGCTGTTCTTTTTGTCCGCGCCGAAAATCACCTGCTTCATAGCCTTGTTGCGGAGGATGTAGCTGAGCTTGGCACGGCTCATCAGCATTTTCGACAACTTGACCTTGTCCTCGGCAGCATCAACCACCGCCTGCAGGTCTTCCCAGCAGTCTACGGTTAGGATGTTTTCGTCCGTCCATGAGGTTTTGACCAATGCCTTGTTCTCTTCCGGCATCTTGTAGTCGATGGTGCCACGAGTACCGGCTTCGGAGTTGTTGTCCGAAGTGAAGGTGTAAACACCGTTGTTCGAGAGAGCTCCAAGGAACATCATGTCCAGCTTGGCCTTGACGCCATTCACAACGAACGACACGTTCTTGAACATCGTGTCGATGAGCAGTTGGGCTTTCGCTTTGTCATCGATCCTTTTAGAATCGAGCAACTCAAGCACCTTACGGAATTCGGCAGCCTGCATCTCCTTGCCAAGAGCGTGCAGAAGCATGCTTTTAGCCCAGGTTTCGAGGCCTTCGGTACCGATGATGGGGGCTTTACCATTGGCCTCCATCGTGGCGGCAGCGATGCTGATGCCATAAGAGCCAATGATTTCTTCAAAGGAGAGGCCAACCTGTGGGGTGTCCCACGTCAGGTATCTCTCGTAGATGGCCTGATCAAACAGACGAATTTTCTGTTCAGAGGCCTTGTCGATGCGGATCTGGGTGGCTTTCGTCAGCTCACCAAAGATGGATGTGTAGATCATAATTCAGGTCTCCTTTCTACTGACTGTTTGATAAATTTGATCGAGTGGTTGGCACCAAGACACATGCCAGCGACCAGCCATGCCGGATCGTGGATCGTGTTTTCGGCGATAACCAGTGCTTCGTATGCGACATTGACAGTCTGGAAGCCGTCAGCCTTGTACACCTTGGGCTCGCCAGTAACGGCGTTCGGAGCGTACTTCGGAGCGGCAGGTGTGGCAACACCAGGCACGTAGGCAACACCTTCGGTGGTCTGGGTGATCGTGGCGGCCAGCGTGCCGGTTTCGGCCACGGGGGTGACAACCAGGACGGGAAGATCACCAACACCACCCACAAGCTGGGTGAAGATCAGTTTGCCGTTCTTGGCAACAACGGTGAACATTCCATCGTACTGGGCCGACACAGCATCTTCGATGTTGGCGGCGGCAGCCTTGGCATCTTCTCCGATGGCAAACACAGCGTCTCCTTCGGCGGCAGCGAATAGGTATTCGACACCGTCAAGGGATAGCTTGTCGCCAGCGGCGGGTTTGGTACCGATGGTCAGCGTATATACGCCCTTCACCTCTTCGGTGGCGGCTCCTGCAGCTTCGTAAGCAGTGGCTTCGGTCAGCAGATCATCGGCGGTCAGACCTTCGATGGCGGCACTCAGTGTCAGCACATCGTAAGATGCGTTGGTCTTATCGATGGCGGTGATGGCGGGGCTGGCGTCCGTTTTGCCGATTTTCATCAGCACGTCACCAACAGCAAAAAGGTGGTCGGTCTTGGCCACGCGTGGTGCGGATGTACTGCCTCCGGCAACGACCTTGGCGATCTTGACAATGCCAACTTCTTTGTTGGCAAAATCAATTTGCAACGGCGTGGCTTTTTGGATCAGCACGCCCTCTGTCAGGGTCTGCTTAACCTTAAAGTCGCCGGGCAGGATCTTCGGGTCGCCGTAAAACCTGGGGGCTGTGCCCCCATAGGCGTTCTTTGAAAATTCTACTCCCATGGTTCAATGGTTTTTGGGGTAATTACTCTGTTGCTTTGGGTAATCCTACAAGTGACGCTTCCACAACCTCACCAAGGAGTTTGTCGTTGGTCGAAAGGGGGTTACCTGTTTTGTTGTCCAGGCCACGTGCAACCTCCCGCTGTGCTACCTTTGTCAGGTAGGTGGTGATGCCGGCTTCGTCCGCATCTTCTGCAATGGCGAAACCTTCATCAATACGTTCTTGCGGGATTTTGAGCTCTTTGGCCTTGGAGAGGATGAGTTGCTGACGGGCGGTGGCGGCGGCGGCGGCTTCCTGCTTGGCAAGCTTTTCCTGCAGAGGCTTAACGGCTGCCTCAACGGCTGCCGTCACCATCTTCTGGATGTCGTCGTCTTTCGTTTCCGTCTTCTTGCCGGGCTCGTCTGCTTTCTTCTTGTCCTCCACCTCTTTTTTGAGGGTGGCGTTCTCAGTGCGCAGCCGGTCGGTTTCAGACTGGAAGGATGTCAGCATGGACTCGATTCCGCTGACAGCGGCCTCGATATCCTCTTCTTTGGTGACGGTTTTTGACAGAAAGTCGGCTACCCCGTCCAATGCCTTCTCCCCGAACCCCTTGTTGGCGTACTTGGTTTTCAGGGCGGTTAAAATTTTTTGTTTCATGATCATGTGGTTTGTGCGTAATAGGTCACTATGCACTACGAAGGTATGGCCTACGAAGAATACATCCTCCATGGGCACCACTAAAGAATCACACAAGCGGGTTGTTGTGTGATACTCGTCAAATATGTGGTTAGATAAACCGAAGCAGTCGGGAATTGTCCAGGATCCAGTCGGGGAGTTTGTCTGGATCCATCTTCTCAATCTTTTCCTTAAGACTGGTGTAGTAGTCTGAGAAATTGCCGGGGATAGGTGGCTGCTTGGCATTGATCTTCCGCCCGGCATCCAGGTCAGAGAGTTGCTCATCGTTGACCATAATCGGTACAGCCACACATCGGCATGACGGGTGCCACCCGGTGAACATAAAGCTCTTTGGATAAACACCCTGCAAACGTTCACACAGCGGACAGACGGGCGTCAGTGATCGCTGGGAGGGGATGATGCGGAAGCCGATAACGAAGTCCATCGCCTGCCATCGTAGGTGGTCGGCCGTGCGGTAGGCTTTGTTGATCTCTGTACGCGCCAGGCGCATGGCATTCTGATAGGATGACCGGTAGACGCCCCTTCCCGGATGGTACTCCATAGCGGCGGCTGACAGCCTGTAGGTGCCCGTCTCTTTATCCAGCACCTTACGGTAGAGTCGGTCGGGCTCCCTCAGATACGACCGTATACGGCGGCTGAGCACGTCAGCACCTACCCCCTCGTCAATAGCCACCTGGATAGCCATCTTCAACTCATCCTTAAGACGGTCGGTATAACGCCATACACGGTCTGATGCCCGAAGGCCGCGCGTCTTACGCGAGACGAAAGCATCTAGCGCATCATCGTTATGCACCAGCCACGGCTTACGTGGAGAGCCAAAACGGCCCTTGACGAACGTATCGTTCTTTTCGTTGGAGATATCCCAGGCAGCAGTGATAGCGTTCTTTATCGAAAGGGTAATCTTCCTGCCTGCACCCTCAGCCGCTTGCTCTATGGTCTTGGTGACGGTTGGTGGTAGTGCTCCACCGGCAAGGATCGCACTCTTTGCCGGCAAGGACTTGCGGGCCACATCATCGGCAGCCTCCTGGAAGATTTCGTCAATCTCGCGTAGAAGCTCATCATGCCTATTCTGGTATTGCTTGTCGTGCTTATTCATCATTCAAGACCGGCACTGGGGAAGGCTGACTCCTGGGTCTTGCGGGCCCTGTCGGCCAGGATCTGCTCAACCTCTTTTTTTGCATCCTTGGCAAAGCCCAACATCGACACAGCCTGTTCGAGCGACAGCACGCCGGCGGCATAAGCGTTGGAGACACGGGTGATCATCTCGGACGTATCCTCGTCAAACGGCTCTGCAAACTCATGGGTGATGACCAGGTCTTTGACGTTGATCTTCAACACCTCTGACATGATGGTTAAAATCAGGTTGATCTCTCTGTCCACCAGCTCATCGTAAATCTCCATCCTGTTGTCGCGCTTCATATAGCCAAGGATCAGCGCACGCCTGAGGGCTTCGCCTGAGAGTGTACCCATGCCCTTCATACCCTCATACGTCAGGTCGGGGGTGAAAGAGTCGTTAAGGATGGATGTACGAAGGATGTCTTTCTCGAACTGCTTCATCTCGACGTTGGACGGTGGTTCCACATACCCGAATGTGTCGTCTTTCGATGGTAGGATGATAAGCTTGCCTACGGACTCAGGATCGGCAAGCTTAGACAGGGCTCCGGTGGTACCCTTAGCGATGGGGTCGGCAAAATATTCGTTGGTGTCGGCCGTCTTTGAGTCGTTCATCTCATCACGATGGATACGGCGTTGCGCTCCGTCCCACTCGACAGGCTGTGATGCGTAGATGATGTTGATCTTTCCGGTCGGGTTGGGCTTTTCTTCAACATCCCATCCCAGCTTACCTTTTTTGCACCTGTAGATCGTTGAGGGTGTCTGAATATCGAAATGCTCGACCGTTGTTCCGCCCTCCTTGAGGTAGTAACCATACCCAAAGGCCACCATGTTCTTAAATTGGTCAAATAGCGGTCGTAGGTAGTAGCCGTCTTTTCGCGACAGGATGACGCACTTGACTGCCGGCTTGCCTTTGTCGTTGTAGAATTGATAGAGTTTGGCTGCCTCCCCTTCGGCCCCGGCCATCCGTTTGAACTTACGCATGTTCGCGTTGAAGCGCGTATCATCCAAGAACTTTTTGAACTCTTTGAAAGCCTTGGCCAGGCTTTCATTATCATCAACACCCTCTGCCTGGAAGCGGATAGGTTTAGCAAGGAGGAAGAATAGGGCCACCTCGTTGATATACCGCTGCCAGGCTCGTGGCAGCTTCTGTACCACGTAGTCGACGCGGTTCTTTCGCGCCTTGTTTGGTCGGCTCATGACCTCGTGTTGTTCCGGGTCGTACTGCTTGATGGCTTCCGCCACCTGCTCGTCATTGTTCTCAAACATTTCAAGGGCTTTGTCCACGTCCTTGTCTTTGAGTAGCTGTTCAAGATCCCTGCTTGCTCCGATGCCGTTGAGGAACAGGTTCTTTGAGACGTTGAAAACGGATGTGATGAGGTTCATAGCTGTAGGGGTTTAATAGATTCCAAGATCGCTCTTGTCCAGATCTGATGGCAGGTTAAAAATAGGGGAACGAAACTCGAAGGTTCCGGTCAGACAGTCCTCGGCATCATCATGGCTATTGACATTCTCCTTCCGGTAGGATGTGATGTGCCGATAGAACTCTGGCCACATGGTTTTCCAATTGACAGGAAACAGAGTGACGTTGTTGACCGATGCTGAGTTGGTGAATATCCGCACATACTTGTTGTTGGTCTGCGTGAAGGGGATGATAGTGGTCTTTGTGTTACCCATCTCGCGCATGTGCCGCTCCACATTGCGCCCAAAACCTCGTCCGCCGTTGTTGGATTCAATGACAGCCTGCTCGGTCTTGTTGCGGGTGAGCATCTCGGCTGTTTTCGGCTCCGTGTACTCCATCGGTTTCTTGGTGAACAGCACATCGGTAACGTAGTTGAAATCGGGATGTTCCTCGTAACAGATCGAACACAAGTAGTCCGATCCGGTGTCAGCCGTATCGGTGTAGTTCTTACGTACAGCATCCTTGCAGTAGGGTATAACCTCGTATGTACGGAACTCCCTGTACAAAAGCCCCTCGATGGGCTTAGGGTTCTGCTGGTACTGGGTGTCAAAGACGTACTGATCTTTATCCCTGAGCGCATGCAACTCTTCTACCGTATGCTTGTGTGGCCACAGGGCGCACTCTTCTCCCGCCTCATTGACGTACAGGCATGGAAGGGAAAGGACAGTCCACTCATCGGGCTCAAGTCCTATCAGGTAGCCCGACAGGTCATTCTCATGCAGCCGTTGCATGATGATGATGATGGGCGTGTTGCGTGAGTTGACACGATTGCGGATAGTCGTCTCGAAACGGCGGTTAACCTTCTCCCTGGCCACATCCGAAAGGGCATCATCTGGCTTGATAGGGTCATCGATAAGAATAGCCCCGGCAAACTCGCTGTCATGGTAAGGGCAAAATTCGTCAAAGACGGCCTCCTCATCTTCCTTGTCGTCTTCGGGGTCTACCTGACCGGCACCAAATCCCGTCACCTGGCCACCGGTACTGACGGCATACAACCCGCCACCTTCGGGTGTGTACCACTTCTTGGCGTTACGGCTTGTCGGTATGACGGGGAAAAGGGCTTGGTAGTAATCAGCGTTGATCATGTCCTGGATCTCCCGCGAATTATCCAACACCAGGTCGTCCGAATACGACAGATGAATGAATTTGGCCTTGTGATTGATGGCCAGCCCGTAGGCGACAAAGTTCTTGACCACGATCTCAGTTTTGGAATAACGCGGCGCGACGTTGATAATCAACTTCTTTATCTCCCCTCTGATGACCTTGTCAAGAACATCACAGATGAGCTTATGATGTTCGCCGACAATGAACTTCTGCCCGGTCTTTTTTTTGAACATGTACCGGGTGAAATGAAGCATGTCCTGCATAGCCCAGGACGCTTCAATGTCAATGTCTCGTATGTCAGTACTCTTTTTCAATGTTTTCCATCAGTTCTTTTATTTCC